TCAGCACCTTGCAGAGCATCGAGCATACGCTGCTGGTGAGGGCGAAGGGTCAGGGTCATGCGGTGCGTCGTTGATGAGAATAGTATAGGGCATGAGAAAGGGGTCCGAAGACCCCGTGTGACAGTTTATTGATCGTCCACTCGATCCACAGATTGAATGTCACAGACAGGAACTTCATGTTCATTAGCAATGCGATACCAATGCATCATGTAACCATGCAATTCTGGATGTGCTGTGTATTCAGCAGTGTATTCAAATTCACCCAAGTATTTGATCTCAGTCTCTGGGATATTGTGATCACGGAGCATTGCTTGTAGTTGCATATGCTGCAGTTCATATTGTGTTGGTACTTTCATTACTGTCCTTGATAATTCTTACGAAGATGATAATCGAGAGGAGTTACTCTAAATGCTACAGATGACCTATACACATATGGTTCTGTTGGTCCAAGACCTCTATGAGGGTGCTTTGATGGCACTACAATGACTCTACCAGGAATATAGTCATGTTCTTCAAGAACTTCATCATCTGCAATCAATTGAAACTTTCCTCCCCACTCTTGTTTCCAAATGCCATTAGACATCAGTAAGATAGTATAGTCGTTTGGGTCAGGACTGTCAACATGTGTAGTACCATCACACCCAGAGTGCTGAACATTAACAGTAATCTGAGAGCAATAGAAGTATGCATTGAGTTCTTTCTCAACTACCTTGAGTATCTTGAAAAATTCCTCACATTCTGGTTTCAATGTAGTGATAGTATTAATATCTTCACGATTGAATAGAATCTGACCCATTAATCTATGTGTGCCCTCTGTACCATAAGGATATGTTTTCCTATTAGCAATATTATTTGTACACAGGGGAATATCTCTCACCAGTGCGTCTATTTGATGTAGATAGACGGGATCAAATAATCCATCAAGAACTCTGCAAATCATTTTGGTTCAACATTAATATTGTATGACAATGAAATTCTATCCTCAGTCGATCTATTCTCCTCAACATAATGGACAAGATGTGTTGGGAAGAAATATCCTACACCAGCAGCGGGAACAATTTTCTGTTCTAATTTAACAGCAGCAAACAATGCTGTCATTCTTGCAGTATTTGAACATTGATGTGGGTTCAGGATTCCTAGTATACCACAATCTTCAGGTGCTTGCAAATAATATACACCAGTAAAATCTCCCTGATGTACATGAGGAACATTTCCTGCTCCAGGAGGATTAATATTACAGAACAGATTACCAAGATAGAATCTAGTTTCTACCAGTGGCAACATTTCGTTGATAATAAATTTCTCAAACTCAACAGCAATCAGATCTGTCAGTGGTTTGAGTTGTGGAAATACTTCTAAATGATTCTTCTGCCATCCATTTCTATTGGACCTGACATCAGAATCAGATTTTACTTTTTTATAGTCGTAGAGAAAATCAATTACTTGTTTGTTTATTTGATCACAATCAAGTTTGTACTCATGAATAATATTACCAAGAATCATACTACAGTTTCAAAATCACTTACATCGAATGTGTACAGTTTCTTATCAATTAGTTCTCCACCTCTATACTTAAACTTGATAGAGAATTGCTGCCAAGATGGACTATTTGTTTTGCAATATGCAACCTCATCTTCTGTTAACAACTCAGATTCGATCATTCTATCAAAATAGAGGTTTTTTCTATTGAGATAAGTATCATGATTGCCACCACTAATGTAGAAATCTTTCTGAAAGAAGGCACTGACAAATTCTACAGACAGTGTATCATCTTCTGGATCAACTTGCAAGCGAATTGGTGAACTGAATGATGTGGAAGCAGTGGTAGATGTCTTAAACTCTTCAAAACTGAGATCTACAAACTTCTGCATATTCTCATAGTTTGGTAGATTCAAGAGTGACAGAACATGTGAATTAGGTCTGAATACAAAAATATACTTCTGTATCTCACCATCAGGAGAAATAGATACTCCCTCTAAACCAATATCAAGTTTTTCCTGTCTTAATGCACACATTAACTGTGGTTCCTGTTTACCAAACAAACCATATAGTTCATCACGATCAACAGAACTATAGTCTACGGTGCTGTATGCATGGAATGCAAGATCTTCAGAAAATGTATTATCTACAGTCGTAAACCAGACTCCAGAATCATTCTTTTTTAAAACTGCTGTAGAATTAAATCCTGGTCTAATAGTTGCTTTTACAATGAAATCCCAAAACTCTTGCAACTTTAAACGAGCAGGTTCAGCAATCAGATCATACTTTACATATGCCTGAGGAACATATCTATGGTAATTTAAGAATGTCTCTGTGTTAATACTGTGCTCTTGAGCACCCATATAATGTTCGGTTACTGCCATGATTATCTGTTATGGTACTCGATTCTTCCTTCATTATCATATACTTCGACCCTAATATAAAAATCAGGATCACCATTAGAGTTGCGTGGGAAATTATCAACAGCGTATGCTCTAGCATCATCTAGATCGTCAAACGAGATGAAAATATATTCATTGTTCAAAAGTCCTTGCATCACATCAGAAGTTAACAGCATTCTGTATGTGCCATAAACTTCATTTCTCTTTGCTTCGTCCGTGATTGCTCGTGGACCGATATTACGAACGAAAACAGTAGGTCTTCTCCTCCATTGGATTGCCTGCTCAATGATTTCTTGAAATTCGTATACCTGATAGTTCATTTTACTTTAATGAAGAGCTTCCATGCGATTGTTATTCTTAGTCCAGCAAATGTTCTTGAAGTTTCTTCTGCCCAATGTGGTATTGCACCAGGAAATATAACTGCTTTATTTGGTTCAGGAACAACATAACGATATTCAGATCCAAGTTTAAAAGCAGTTTTGCCATTCCACTCTGGATTCCAAGTTTCAACTGGATAATATAGTAGAGTTCTACAACTCTCATCAAAACCATCTTGATGAATACTGCCTCTCATACCATAGGTTTGACCATTTGCGTAAACACGCTCAAGGTCATATTCAACGCCAGTATTTTCTTCAATCTTATTTAGGAGATAGTTAGTAAAGAACTTGTCATCATTCAGAGGCATCTGCCAAAATGGAGGAAGTCCCTGACTTTGTTTTGGATGACTTACATGACCCCAATACCACGGTTTATTGCTTATAGATCTTGTGATTGATAAGAAATCCGTAGGACTAAAAAAGTTTTGGTATTCTACAATATCAGAAAGTTGCATGTTCTCTAATCAAATTTTGACGAATAGTTTCAAATTTCCATTTCAATGGATGGTCATGATCAAGTTCAGAAAGAACACGAGAGAAATCAGTGAGTATATCTCGAACTTTACCATTATCAATCATAGAGCAGAACCACCATGTAACTACATTTCGTTCACCACTAATAACTGGTTTAACTCTATGTTGAAGTCCTGTATGATAAATTACTCCTCTACCTGCTTCAAGTTTATATTCTCTAACAGAATCGCCAACCTTAATTTCCAACTCCCCACCTTCATACTCATCGGGTTCACTAAGAAATACAGTTATACTATAATCTGTCTTGATACCATCCATAATCCACATATCATTATGCCAATCATAATGCATCCCTTCTTTATATCTAAGAAAGTTTGGATGTGTATGACCCCGAGGCATGAAATAATAATTAAATCCCTGATTTTCAGAGATATACTTGTTCATCAAGGAAACCATTGTTGGATAATGAACTTGATCCAACAATTGTTCATTATATTTGAGTTCTCGCTTTGAAGATCCAGACCAAGATCCATCAGTAAACTCACAGAACTGATAGAAATCTAATATATTTTTCACAACTCCTTTTGGGAGCATATCATATTCATAAATCATAAATCACTCTTCAGCAACAAATTTTTCGTAGTTCAATCCTTCGTATACAGTCTCTAATCGTAATTGCTTTGCTAAGTCTAACACCTTTTTCTCAATAGGTCTAGTATTAGCATCATATGTCTCTAAGAACTGAATCAAGTTCAATTGTGTCTTACCAACAAAATCTTTCGAAACTTGGAAGTCATACTTTTTAAACTGATCATCAGTTGATAGATATTCAACATCACGATCTGGGTACATATCTAGATAAACTCTAGGATCAATTGGATACTTGAGAGTTTGTACAAATTTAAACATCTCGAAGTTATCTGCAAACTCTTCTCTTGGATTCTTTGGAAGAAGCGTTCTAAGTCTTTGTCTCCAAGTGATCCACAGATCTCTCTCACCATCAAATTTTTGAGGTGCATCAGGAAGGACTCTAAAATCAGAGTACAATAGTAATTTCTGAATTTCATCCATTTTCTTGTACCACTTACTATCATAGTAATAGTCAAGTGCTTCTAGATTCAACTTTCTAACTTCTTCTAGGAGTTCTGCTTCCTTCGCTTCTTTTTGGATTATAGCAACTGCACGAATTGTCTCGTAAATTGCTTTTACATCAGAAACATTTCCCTTCTTATAGGTATAATCTACCCACCTAGTTGAATTTGTGTCAAATTCATATCTAATTTTCTTTCTGAAGCAAAGATATGTGTTATCACTATAAAGGACTAAAATTTTAATTTCATCCTTGCCAGGATCATGCCACTCGGCAGAAATAGCGGGAAGAACAATATCTGTCCATGCTTTTTCATCGACAAATGTAGTTCTTCCTCCCTCTGCAACATTACCGAGAGTGACTGCCTTTTCGGCAAAATTCAACTCCATGACAGACTCTCTAGGTCTAATGGTCTTCGACCAAAATTCCCTAATCTCGTCGTCCGTTGGTTTTTGATAGAAGTATTCTGCCATTTTAATTTGGAACCTTAATGTACCATCCTGTCAAAATGTATTTATCTTGAGTGAACACCGTGTTGCCTTTATGTACATGTGTCATACCTGCTGGCCAAACAACTACTGTTCCTACAGTTGGTTTGATTCTTCTACGCTGATAAAGAAATTCAGTCTCTGCCTCACCATCTGGCATATCATTTAGATAAATGATCCACACCAACTCTCTAGCATGGTGTCCAAATCCTGCACTTTCATAATGCCAAACATGATATCCACCGCCTGGTTTTGTTTTCTGCATCTTTGAATCTTCAGATACATACTTACCATGTTTCAACTGATCATATTTTTTTACATAGTGCTGAACACACGCGGTAAGATATTGATTCACCTCATAGTTTAGATTAGGATCGGAATAATTTAACAGAATTGATTCATCTTTTCTACCTAGTGAACCATTCGGAAATTGGTTTGTGCCATCAGCAATTGACCCACCAATAGCATCATCAAAACTTTGAGCAACGGAAGCGTTGTTAGCGACATTTTCAAAGTGTTTAATAAGTGCCTCACACCTAGTTTTTGGTACAAAATTTTCCCAAACTCCAATAAAGTCCGTAAAATCGGACTGCGTGATATTTGGATCGTCCATCAATTCTAGTGGACGAATCGGTTGTGCTCCCATAATCTACCTCAGTATGCTTTAATAATATACTTGACTCGATGGTATTTAGTCAACAGTGGAATAGTGGTTTCTGGTACAAGAGATGGTGTAGGTACAACTGTCTTGGACAAGTTTAACTCAAATGATGGTTCATTTGCAGCAATAGCGAGATCTGTTTGAGAAAAATTAATAGTTGTTGTATTATTGGTTGCCATGCCTCCAGCAGAAATACCTCCCCCATTTTCATTACCATATCCATATACATTTTCAGCGTCACCAAAATCATTCTGCTGTAAATAGTGCGTATGTGTGAGTAATGTTCCTGGGTTATAGACAATCATATTGCCTTGGACTTCGTTTACACCAATACCAGCAGATGCATTACCTCCGCTAGGAAGTCCAGGAATGCTGTTTTGAGCAGTTCCCGCCCAATAGTTGTTGAAGGTAAAGTTAAGTTCTCCACCAGGAGATACTACGGTATTATAACCGATGCTCGAATAAGTAGCGGAACCAATTTCACCAGTACCAATTTGATAGAAAGCAGGAGTTCCCCACGCAACATATCCGACACCAATAGCATCTACAGTCGCTGAAATAATATCATGAGTGTGTTGCGCTGGAATAGTTGGTGTGCCTCCCAAGGGTCCAATAGCTGCTGTCAAATTACCAACAATATTAAACTCTGTCTGACCTTGAATGCCATCGATGCCAGTTGTTGAAAGAGAACCTAACTTAAAGAACTTACCTTCCGTGTTAGTAGTAAATTCATCTGTTACTGTCAGAACCCTAAGACCAGGATTAAAAGTAATAGTTCCTCCACCAGGGGCAGCTGATGGAAATGTGATATTCATTGTATCACCCACAGCATATCCTTCGCCAGGATTTAATACAGAAAGAATTTTAAATCTGGTGTCCCCAACAGTAACTCCATCATCCTCATATTGTGCTTCTGCTCTTACTCTAATTTGCAGTCCAGTGCCAGTACCACCACTAATTGTAATATCTGCCTCTTGGAATTCATTTATATTATTCCACCAGTTTTGAGTACCACCCTCATTTCTTTGTACCCATTCACCAATAGCTTTGGTTACATATCCATCCGTAGGAATATCCTCATTTTGCCACAATTGAAATCCTACAACCTGACCATCTGGTTCAGTAATACCAGGGTAAACTTGTTCATCTGGAGGATCGCCAATCGCATCAATTTTTTTAATAAACCAGTTTCCACCACTAGATCCGACAGTAGTAGAATCTCCACTAGCACCTTGAGTAACATCTGGACCTTTGTAAGTAACTATAGAAGGAGAGGATGGAGAGTTACCATCTACATTTCCAATACCAAATAATTTTCTGTTGTGATAGTTTGGTAGTACAAAATTTCCAGAATAGGTATATGTGTTACCGCTCTGTGTTTTTGTAGCAGTACCACCATATTTTGTTCCAATCGCATCAAACAAATCTGGAAAATCTTCTGCACTTACTGTTCTACCATCACATTCAATCCATCCAGGAAACCTAGATGTAAGAGTTCCATCAAGAGTACCCCAGTTGCCTGTCTTATCTCTAAAGATAGACATAACTGTTCCGATGGTCATTCCATCCAATTTAGGATTTCGCTGACTGTACCAATGCCCGAACTGCACATTGTCAGCACTAGCATATGTGGATACAGACCAAGTAGTAGTATACGCCATTATGGACCAACTGTGATTGACATGCTTCCTGTTTGATTGAGACCATTAGGTGTAAGTATTCTTAAACGCAATGTCTCATCGTTATTTATTTGACCGCTAGTGACCCAACCACCATTTCCAACTTTAAAACTACCGCCACTTACAGTAATGTTTGCTGCAGCAGTAAGACCTTGAACAAGAACAGTATTGCTGTATACAAATGTGTTTGGTGTTTGATTTGTTTGATTAATAAAGTAGAAAGCATCTGGAATTTGATCACCATCAGATGTTGTGATAACTTTCCATACATCAGTGAGAGATCCGATAGTAACCTCAGTCTCAACTTCACCACCATAATCAGCACTAGAAGTAATCCTCAACTCAACAGAATCATTAACATTAACATTACCACTTGTTAACCAATTACCACCATTTACTCTAAACTCTGCTCCATTGGTCAGTGTAACTGGGGTTGGAACATTGATTCCAGTGATGACTTGTGCCAAACTGGTTGTCAATGTACTTGCTGCAGCTCCAACAACATTAACAAAATCAAAATAGTTTGGATCTTGGTCTGCTGTTGCAACATTAGTAACATTCCAATTCTTATTAGGACTGTCTCCAACAGTTACTGATGTTGTGACAGTTTCCCCCAAGATTCCACTAGTTAATACTCTTAATTTTAAAACTTCTCCATTGTTAATAACTTTTTGTGATGTGCTGTAAGCACTTCCATTAACAGAACTTTGAAATCCATTTGTTGGAGAAGAAACTAAAACTGGCGTAGTGATACCAGTGATCGTAACTTCATTACTCTCAACATATGTGCTAGTTGGAGCATCTTGAACATCTTCAAATTCAAATGCATTTGGAAACTGTCCTGGTTCACTAACAGTAGTAATTGACCAAGTAGCAACTGTCAATCCAACAGTGACTGTACTAGTTTTCTTTGTTGTATATGATCCAGAGGATTCCATTCTAACTCTAACAGTGTCGCCATTGTTTACAGTTTGAACATTTTGGGAATATGCACCTCCATTAACTGATATTGCACCTCCATTTGATGCCGATGCAGTAACTGGAACTTGAATGCCACTAATTGTTACTTCATTGCTCTCGTAAAGTGTTGAAATATCTGCGTCAAAAATACTATCAAAAGTAAAGATGTCTGGAATATCATCTGGAGCGAGAACATTTACAGTAACAGATCTTTGAGAGAATACACCAGCATTACTAACTGTCATTGTGTATGTTGTCGTTTCAGATGGAGCAGTTATTGTATAAGTGTTACCATCCCCAACACTAACAGCACCAATGCCATTGTCTATTTCTGCAAATGATGCTGTTTCGATGCCATTGAAGAATGTACTCCAAGATAAAACTACAAGATCTCCTTCGTAAGCATCTGTTGTTGGAGCATCATCATTTGCTCTAAAATACTGAATAGAAGGTGGTACTGAGAATGAAACAATAGCATATCCACTTGCACTATTTGTGCTGCCACCCTGAAGTAGTTCTAGTGCATTATCATCATATCTAGATGTTCCTCCTCCACCAGAAGAACCACCATAATTATTATCAACACCAGCGCCGCCACCACCGCCACCTGAGTGACCGCCGCCGCCTCCGCCGCCTCCACCACCGTCTCCACCGCAGTTAGCACCAGCGCCACCATCTGCGTTATTAACATTAGTAGTAACAGACCATG